CCGTTCATTTTGGCACGACTACTACGGCTACTACTAGCGTAGTGGTCGCTTCGCGGTCGCGCTTAAAAGGTGTTGTGGTGGTGGGTATTGCGAGTCAGACGGGTAGCGTCAAGATCCGTAACAACGGGGCTACGGGAGATATTGTGTGCGAAATTGACGTACCGTCGAACACCAACGTCAACTCGTTCTATGTCGCCATCCCCGGCGAAGGGATTTTGTGCGATACCAATATGTACGTCACGTTGACCCAAATTGGTGGATGTACCATTTTTCATGGCTAACGGCGTCACAAGTTCAATTAGTAGGTTCGGGCTTTCCGAGCCTTTTGAGCTACAGGTTGGGCGGGGGCAGATTACTGGGCATAGTCTGGTAAATATCTTTGGGTATCAAGAAAGCGTAGCAACTACGTTTGTCCCGGTTTGGGAAAATGTTGCTACCATCCCTTACCCCGGTTCAGCGGTTGCTATGTCAGCCGTTAGCGATAGTGCGTCCGATACTGCGGTGGTTATTCAGATCCAAGGATTAGACGCAGACCACAATCTACTTATCGCCAATCTTACGATGAACGGACTTACGCCGGTTACGACCACGGCGCTTTTCCTGCATGTCAATAATGTGGTTACTGTTTCTGGCAATGCTGTGGGCAACATCACTATCAGCAATGGCGGTACTACCTACGCCAAAATTAATGCTGGTATTGGTAAAAGCCAGATGTCGATTTATTCCGTGCCCGCAGGGCATACGTTTTATCTTACCCGTGTTAATGCGTTCAGCCAGCAAAACGGCGGCACGAACAACTACTGTGTGTACCGCGCACAGCAAGTTAACACCAATGGAACTATTCTCACGGTACTCCAAGCGCCGTTCAGCGGCACAGCGGCGTATTCTGCTTTGCGAGTAACCCCGTTTCCGTACCCCGAAAAGACTAGCATCCAGTGGCAAGCAAAGAGCCAAAGTAGTACATCTTCGGTGGGTATTGTCATCGAAGGCATTTTAATCAAAAGTAGTTTGGTGGATTAATGGCTAAATCACCCGCATGGACTCGTAAAGAAGGCAAGGCCGAATCGGGCGGTTTGAACGCCAAAGGCCGTGCGTCCTACAACAAAGCCAATCCCGGTAAGCCGGGGTTGAAAGCCCCCCAGCCGGAAGGTGGCCCGCGTAGGGATTCATTCTGTGCCCGGATGAAAGGGATGAAAAAGAAGCTGACGAGTAAGAAAACCGCCAGCGACCCTAATAGCAGGATCAACAAAAGCCTTCGGGCATGGAATTGCTAATGGAAAAGAGCAACGTAAAAAAGTTTGAGGCGGGCGGGTACAATGTTGGGACGTACAACACGCGCCCAACCCCGGAGCAACAAAATAAAGAACGCTCCCGTAGAGAACGGGAACGAAACATCGCGTTGGATAAAGCTGACGCTATTGAAGAAGTAGGGTCGCCGTTGGATTTGATCGCCCCCGGAGCAAACCTTGGGCGTAGAGTCGCGGGTAAACTCGTTGATAAGGCTCTATCAAAAGCCACTCCCAAATCTTTCAAAGAAGGAATGGACGCGCTTTATCACGCTAGACGCCCCGGTCGTATGGTCCCTAAAAGTAAAACCCAATTGCAAGAATTGATGGGTCAACGCACCCCCCGAGATCGCCTTAGTACTGATGAAGCTGCTAAATCGCATGGCGTAGATGGGGACGCGACATATTGGGGTGACCAATTTAAAAAAGGCGGCAAAGTGAAAAAAATGGCTGACGGTGGGATGACTGGGTTTCGTGCAGCTACACCAAAACCGCAAGCTTTGTCGTTAAAGCCAAAACCGCCGCCGGTGCCGGCTGGATATGAGCCCAATTCAATGGGTGGATACAGTCCGATTGGGTACAAACCAGTTCAGCCGCCGCGTCCGCCCATTCCTGTTGCGCCGACAATTACGCCAAAACCCGATATGGGCGTCTTGCCGGGATACAACGGAATGCCTCCTACGACTTCAGCCCCAGTTACGACTCCGCGTCCGCGCCCGCCCGTTGTAGCCCCGCGCCCGCCCGTTGTAGCCCCAACTACATATAAATGGGTGAATGGGAAAGCTGTCCCTGTAGGCGATGCCGCTAGAGTTAAAACTGCGCCGCTTACCGATGATGTGATGTTTGCTCCAAAAAATCCGCAAATGAGCAATTACTCGGGGCCGCAATCCCCGGTGGGTATGAAGCGCGGCGGCAAAGTCGGCAAAGTCATGGGCGAGTTCAAGAGCGGCGCATTGAAGTCCAGCAGTGGACAGAAGGTCACTAATCGTAAACAAGCAATGGCTATCGCGATGAGCGAAGCTGGGAAATCGAAGATGAAAAAGTTTGCTGCTGGTGGAAAAACCGATAAACGATCATTTGCTTCCGGGGATGTTTTCTCCAACTACGATGTTGGCAAAGACCCGTTTTTGAATTCGCGTAAAGGCGGCACTTTTACCGACAAAGAGATGAAAGACGGCCTTACCAAAGAAGAAATCATGCGGAAGACCACTCCGAAAGAAATGCCTAAACCGAAAAAATATGCTCGCGGCGGCAAGGTTGGCGAATCTAAGGAAATGGTGAAGAAGGAAATGGCGTTCATGCGGAAGAAGGGCGCTCCGAAATTCATGATGAAACATGAGAAAGAAGAAGCCAAAGGCATGAAGAAGATGGCTAAGGGCGGCATGTCCTGCATGAAGCACGGTGGCGACGTTGAGGTGAAGGGCTACAAGAAGGGCGGCATGATCGACGGTTGCGCCCAGCGCGGTAAGACCAAAGGTAAGGTGTGCTAATGAAAAAGCGTACTAAACGGTTCGATGCTGGCGGTATGGCGTCCTCCGGGCCGCAGTACGCTTTTGATCAACCTCGCACCGACAGAACTTCTATCTTCCAAGCCACCCCGGACACTGGGACGGGGATTGGAGGAGTTGGTCAGCAGCCACAGCCTATGCAGCAAGAGCAGCCCATGCAAATGAAGAAGGGCGGTAAAGTGAAAACTAAACGATACGATAATGGTGGGGATGTAGATGCACCCTCCCGCAAATACGACAACCAGAGATACACTGGTATGGTGAAGTTTGATGATAATGGAGAAACTTACGATACTTATAGGGATGTAAATCGAGTCGAACGATATGACGACCCAAAAAATAAACGAGCTTTAACTCTTTTTTCTGATACTAAAAAAATGTACCCTCCGGCGGTTTTGGCGAGAGATCGTGCGGAAGAAAACCGACCTAAAGGTATTAAAAAATATGCCAAGGGCGGTGCGGTTAAATCCCGTGGGGATGGTTGCGCCCAGCGCGGCAAGACCAAAGGCACGATGCGGTGAGATATTCACGCGGCATGGGGGCTATCAGCAAGGCTAAGATCCGAGCGATTAAAAAGCGCGACGGTAACGAGCCTGTGATGCTTTACAAAGAAGGCGGCAAGGTCAACGCCGCTGGAAACTACACCAAGCCGGGGTTGCGTAAGAAGATCGTGTCTCAGGTCAAAGCCGCCGCTACGCATGGGACTAAAGCTGGGCAATGGTCAGCCCGTAAAGCGCAGCTAGTTGCCAAGAAGTATAAGGACGCTGGTGGCGGGTACACAGACTGATGAAAGCACCGCAGCAATCTTTGAAAGCGTGGGGAGACCAGAAATGGCGTACTAAGTCGGGCAAGCCGTCTTCCAAAACGGGAGAACGCTATCTTCCTGAGAACGCCATCAAGTCGCTGTCTTCCTCTGAGTATGCGGCCACCACCAAGGCCAAACGAGCGGGTAAAGCTGCGGGCAAACAGTTCGTAGCGCAGCCAAAAAAGATTGCCAAGAAGACGGCAAAATTTAGGATTTAAGAATGACTACCTCCGCATCCCCCCCGGTATTTAACCTCAACCTCAACGAACTGATCGAAGAGGCGTTTGAGCGTGCTGGCGCGGAGTTAAGAACTGGTTATGAATTTCGGACGGCTCGGCGCAGCCTTAACTTGATGTTTGCCGAGTGGGCGAATCGTGGGATTAACTTATGGACAGTCGAGTCTGACTCGGTAGCTCTTGTACAAGGGCAAGCCACCTACTCCCTCCCCGTAGATACAGTCGATTTGATTGAACACGTTGTCCGTACTAATGCGGGGACATCCAATCAATCGGACATCCCGGTTTCGCGTATTAGCGTTTCGACCTACTCCAGCCTACCCAATAAGACCGCGCAGGGCCGTCCGATCCAGATTTACATCAACCGGCAGAGCGGGGCTACTGAACCCAGCGGCGTGCAGTACCCGACGTTCACTTTGTGGCCCGTGCCGAATGTGTCGAGTACCTACCAACTTGTGTACTGGCGGCTTCGCCGGATGTTGGACGCTGGGACAGGCGTGAACACGCAAGACAT